GACAACCACCCGATCACCCGACCGCCGGAACTGGTGGAGAACTGGATTGAACAAGGAGTTAGCAGACCTCGTTGGCGATCGCATACTGACTACATGACGTGGTTCGCCACCCAAGCCGCCCGCTGGGGTGCCAACCAGGAACTGGAGGCGTGCTGTGAGTGGCTTCGCTCACAGAGTCTGATCGGTGGTGCTGTTGACCTCCGCGCCGCCCGCCGCCCCAAGCCGCCGAGCTTGAAGGAGCGGGCGTTGAAACTGCTGAGTCAACACAACGATGGCTGGGCACCCTCACCTAAGGACTGGGACACCATCCGCCGCGCATTGGAGCAACTCGATGACTGACTTCCGCGCCTTGTGCGAAAAGCTTGTTGATATTGAAGATGCCCTATCTGGTGGCAGTGTTCAATTCAGCAATCAAGGTCAAGCCCTAGATGGCTATTCCGCTTTGGCCGCATTCCGCGATGTGGCCGACCGCGCCCGCGCCGCTCTGGCTGAGCCGGTAATCCCTGTGAAACAACGTGTATTTCCTACCCCCTCTCAAGCTGCCGAATGTGGAGGCCCCTGTTATGAAGGGAACTATTGCCCTGAAGCCTGCGACTGTGGGTTGTATCAACGGTCCGCCCTGCCGTTGCCCACAAGTGAGAACGCCTAATGACTGACCAACTCATGGACGACCTCAGCAACGAGGAACACGAGGCCCTGCTGCTGATGAGTGAGCACGCCATTGCGCCGCCGCTTTCACCTGCCGCCAAGGCGGTTTTGAATGCGTTTCGGACTGCTCCGATATGCGCTGAAGTAAAGCTCGCCGCCGCCCTTCGCGCTGCTGCGGATCAGGTGGTGCCGTTGCCGCGTCTTCCATATGACTCTTGCTGCGACGTTTCAGCCTCAGCCATACGCGCCGAGCTGCTGGGCATTGCCGCCGAGCTGGAGGGCCTGTGACGCTCCCGCTGATGTTCGAGCTGTTGGTCGTCTACGCCGTCGCCTGCGCCCTGGCGCTGTGGCTGGCGTCGAAGCTGTTGCCGTAATTCGGGGGGAGGTGGCCGGTCCTCACGCGGTGCCGGCCTCACCGCAGCCTCCCCAGCTACGGAATGCCCAGTGACTTGAGGTCATTGGATCCGAAGCATAGCGCCTAGGGGCGTGTAACGGATTACAACAGAGGCAGGTTGACGCGGGCTGTTTCTGTGCAACACTACAGGGAGAGGGCAAGCCGCTCTCGCTCTGTTTCTGTTACACGCAATGGCAACCCACACCAGTGTTCCAAACGAAAATCTGTCCCGGTGGTACTTCGCCGTGACCTGGAGCCAACATTTGCTCCGGCAGGCGATTGTCGAAGCCGAAGCGGCTGGACAAACCCCCAGTTATCACGTCGCACAGCTTGCCCAGCTTGACGACCTCGCCCAGTTCCTCAAGATGAGCTGGGACCAGTGGCTGGATCAGCTCCAGTGCGGTTCTGCCGTGGAGGTGAGCAAGTGAGGCAAATTATTGAAATCACGGATCTGTCCTTTGGCGTCGACAACTGCCTCACCGTGGAGGCTTTGGTGGATGAGATGGAACTGGTGGCAGAAATCCCGGCCTGGTTACCTGCCGTGTGCCGAGGCTCCTTCTACCTTTCTGATGAAGACGTAATTCCTGCTACCGATGCCGGCCTCCGAAAAATGCTCTCCGAGCGAGTCGACAACTGGGAACCGATCCAGTCGTCTTATCGGTAGCGCTGAGTCTCGTGAGATTCGTAATGCGACTGACTATGACGACTGGTACTACGGCACCGAGCCCATACCAGGCGACACCAACTGGGTCAAAGCTCGGACTCTGACCCAGCTCTACCGGCACTTGATCTACGTGTTTGCCACCAGCGACAGCATTTGCTCCAGCAAGCTGGCCGAGATGGCGATGTACGAAGTTCTCAAGCTGCCGCTTTCTCGCCTCAACACACTCAAAAAACAAGACCCACGCTTTTTTGCTTGACCATGAACACCAAACACGCTGCCACTCAAAACCTCACTCTGCTTAAGACCTGTCCCACTTGGTACGAGCACGAGAAGCAAGTCCTAGACGCCATGCGTGCTGCTGAAGCGGACTGGGGTGTTCGTGCTGAGTACGGCTGGGATGGAGATGACGGTGGGGAATGGGGACCCAACCCCATGGCTCCTGAGGAAATGATTATGGAGTCTGACTGGGAGGAGACGCTGGCACTGTCGTTTCCTGAAGACTTCACCAAGGCTGATCGCTACGTGTACGAGCTAATGGAAGTGATCGGCAAGTACAAGCACGACCCAGCGCTGATGGCTCATATGGTGGCGCTGCAGGCTGCTGACTACTTGGGAAACGTCGGTCAGCCGGACATTGGCACCATCCGTGGTCAGCTGCGGAACTCGTACGTCATCACATCTGCTAAAGCGGACAAGTCCTGATCCGCTTCTGTACTACACTTCACACGCCCACTCCTAAGAACATGCTCATTCTCTCTGATACACAAGCTCGGATCATCGCCGACAGCCTCAAGACCATTTCAGAGCACCAGCAAGAGGTCGCCACGATCCTGCACAACGCTCAGCACATCGACCTGGATACCAGCAGCACCAGGCAGACCATTGCTGTGCCCGCTGGTGAGCTAAAGCGTACGTCAGATGTACGTACAGCGAAGTCTCAAGTTAAGACTCGTAAGTCCAGCCGCAAGGGCAAGCGTGGTGTGGCCGTGCTGACGGAGGCCAAGGTGCTGGAAATCAAGCGGGCTTTGGCTGCTGGGACCCAGTCGTCGGCAAAGATTGCGGCTGCCTTTGGGGTGCATGTCACCACGATCAACTGCATCAAGTGGAATAAGACCTGGAAGCACGTCCAGTTGTCCCAGGACATGCCTGCTTCTGTGGAGATCACCGCTTGATTCTCCCTGACATGGAGATCTGGACCCTGTGTAAACGGGGTCTTGTCTCGCCTTTCGATGAGGCCCTTGTGAATCCCGCGAGTCTCGATGTGAGACTTGGCGAGAATCTGCTGATTGAGGTTGAGGACAGTGCTGTGATGGTGTCGGTATCGCTTAGCGGTACTGGCCCTGATCAGCCCTTCTGGCTCCAGCCGCACCAGTTTGTGCTGGCGGAAACGGTGGAGTTTTTCAAGGTCCCGGATTGCATTGCCGGGCAGCTGGCTCTTAAGTCTTCCCGTGCCAGGGAAGGGATTGAGCACCTGATGGCTGGGTATGTGGATCCAGGGTATGAGGGCAGGTTGACGCTGGAGCTGCAGAATGCGCGGTCGCTGCATCCGGTTGCCTTGTGGCATGGGATGCGGATTGGGCAGATTGTGTGGCACAAGATGTCGATGTTGCCCGCTAAGAGCTATGCCTTGACTGGCCGCTATTGCGGTGACACCAAAGTGCAGAGGTCGAAAGGATGAGTGATCCTGTTAGTCATCCCAGTCATTACACGTCTGGGAAGGTTGAGGTGATTGATGTGATCGAGGATTGGGTGCGGCCTGCACCTGATCCGGTGGTTGGTGGTCTGCAGTGGCAGGTCATTAAGTACATCAGTCGGATGTGGCTTAAGCGGGATCCTTACGAGGATGCACGAAAGGCGCAGTGGTACCTCAATCGGCTTGTGAACACGCTTGCTATGGAGGCGTACAGAGACCGATGAACCTAGGGGAACAGCGGTGTCCCAAGTGCGCTGGGGCAATGCGAATGTTGTTCCAGGAAAAGACGTACAGCGGTCGCGCTAAGCGGCGGCGGTATGAGTGTTACGACTGCAAACACCGCCAGAGCGACTACTTAGTCAGCGAGGCGTTCTTTCAACAACTTGTTGCCGCCCACGACATCGTGGAGCGGCTTCAAGGGTTTTACTTTGACCATTGCGATCCTGACGACGAATGAGGTGCTCCAACTGCGATTCGTCGGAAGTTCGTGTTACGCGAACCTGTAGGGATACAACAGAGTCCGTCCTGCGCCAGCGCACTTGTCTGGACTGCGGTACGCGGGTGTTCACTGTTGAGGTGGAACTGCCTGCTGGATCTGTTGTACATCGCGGCAACACCAGCAGCAAAATGGAGCGCCTTTCTGGATTTTTACGTGTTCACTTTTCATGAAAACACCAGTTCTTCGACTCACCCAAAGGCTGTGCCTTACTTGTGGCAACAAGACTATTAGTGCGGTGTATTGCTGTAAGTGTTACGGCAGTTCACCAGCAGGAAAAGAGGAAAAGCGGCAGGCTTGGCACAGGCAGAAGTACAAGCCACTGGAAGATGGAGGTGTGTGCAAGCAGTGCGTGCATTGGCATCACCGCTGTACGCTCGGAATTCCAGAGGCTGGGACTGTGATGGCTGAGCTGTGCTCGGCGCGGGAATGTGATAGTGTGCTAGAGTAGCACCGGCTAAACACTTTTAAGTAACTCACTTCGCCCTACCAGGCATGGAAATTCTCTTTGGCATCGAGCATCTGCCCACTTTGGACAGGGCTGTTACTGTTGCATTTGACGTTGAGACGACGGGGCTCCAGCCGACCTTTGGGGGGATGCGGTTGCTCCAGCTATGCACGCTCGGGCAGATGCCTGTGGTGATTGATTGCTGGCAGTTGGATGACAACGATTGGATTGAGTTGGAGGAGTTCTTTAACGTCGAGCGCACTTGGCTTGCGCACAACGCAGTGTTTGATTTGGCTTGGCTGCAGGAGTACGAGATCCACCCAGCAGGAAAGGTTCTTTGCACCATGTTGGCTAGCCGGATTCTTACCAACGGGTTGTCTAATTTGAAGCATGGTTTGCAGTACGTCGTTAAGCGTTACTTGCACTACGACATTTCAAAAGAGCAGCAGAAAAGTGATTGGTCGGGAGATCTGGCCCTGGAGCAAATAGAGTACGCCGCTAAGGACGTGGTGGTGCTTACGGAACTCCAGAAGCCGATCCAGCAGCGTATGGCGGTGGAGAATCTGGCGGGGGCGTGGATGCTGGAGTGTGCTGCGCTCCAGTCGATGGCGCAATTATGGCGAACAGGGCTTCCCTTTAATAAGGAGTCGCTTATTAAACTTATCGAAGATTTAGATATTGAGCACACAGAACTTGGGAATAGGTTTATTGAGGATTTTGACGCTGCTTTGCCTGCGGAATACAAACTACGCAGAGATATGCTGGGTAGTTTGAAGTACAAAACTCGGTCTGAAAAGACTGGTAAGGCTGATCCAGAAGTTTTTAACCTTAATAGCCCCGCTCAGTTACTGGTTAAGTTTTCGGCTTTGTTGGGTAAGCCTCCGTTAGATCCCAAAACAGGAAAAGGTAGTGCCAGCAAGGCGGCTCTTCAGGAGTATGTAGGGGAGCACAAGTGTATTGCGGATTATCTGCGGTGGAAACGGGTGGAGAAGCGTAGGCAGATGGCAGAGACTTTGGAGAAGAATGTGGCTAGTGATGGGTTTATACGGGCTAGTTATTTGCAGCTTGGGGCAGATACTGGAAGGATGAGTTGTATGAGTCCCAACCTGCAACAAATTCCGCGGGATGTAAGGTTTCGGGCTTGTGTGCAGGCGCCTCCGGGTTGGAAGTTTGTGGTGGCGGATTACAGCGGCATGGAGATGCGGCTTGCAGCAGCGGAAGCGCAGGATCCACTTATGACTAAAGCGTTCCAAGAAGGGAAAGATCTGCACACATTTACCGCGATGCAGATTTATGGGGTAACTGAAGATGCGGTTACAAAAGAACAACGCCAAATTGCGAAGTCTGCAAACTTTGGATTGCTGTATGGAAGTGGTGCAAAAGGGCTTCGTAATTATGCAGCAACAATGGGGATCCAGATGGAATTAGATGAGGCTGGTGCAATTAGGCAAGAGTTCCACTTCGCTTATAAGGGCATCAATCAGTGGCAGCGGAGGGCAGCTAACGCTGCGGATAACAGTAAGGGGAACGGTGAGATACGGATTCGGGTGTCGGGTATGCGGAGGATTCTTCCAGGGGAGCACAACAAGCTGACTACTCGATGCAACACGCCGATCCAAGGGGCTGGTGCGGCGGTGCTTAAGCGGACGCTTGGGAAGTTGTGGCCTTTGTTGAAGGCTGATGGGGAAGATGTTGTGCGCTTGGCAGGTGTCGTGCATGACGAAGTAATCCTGCTTGTTGCGGAGGAACATGCGGATGCGTGGGCGCTCCAGCTGCAGTCAGTCATGGAAGATGCTGAAGCTCAGTGGTTGGGAGATATTCCAGCGCTGGCAGAAGCTAAGGTCGGGGATAGCTGGGACAAGGCCAAGTGATTGAGGAGTTCGAGTATCGGGTCAGGATGTGGCCGCGTCACGGCCCGATGCACGACATTTTTGTGACTGCTCCAGACGCCTATGCCGCAAGGCTTAAGGCGCTGGAGCTTTGTCCTGATCAGTCGCCCCAGTCGATCTTGCGGGTCTCAGAGTTAGACGCATGAGTCGCACCGGCAGGGAAATCGTGTTGGAGTGGCTGATGCGTGAGGTGCGGACGGCCAAGACTGCGGATCTTCACAGGGCAGCGGCGTTTCTGGAGTGGGCCAGGGGGATAAGGAAGGGGTGCGAAAAGCAGCGTTCCAGTGCGCGGGTGGCGCAGTCCAATGCGTGGCGGAAAGGGGTGGATCAGGATTTGCGCTGGTGAGTCTATTGTGTCGCAGTATGCTACTGTGTAGGAGACTAGAACAGGGACCATGCCGCTGCGCCACGGCTCGAAGATCTATTGCCAGTTGCTGCTTGATACCAATAGGTACAAGTTGGCGGAAAAACTTGCCGCCACGGAAGGTAAGAAGGTGACGGGGTTGTTGCGGGAAATGGTTTACGCGGCGTTGGAGAAAGCGCTTCCGGCTTCGGACTACAAGGCTGCGGAGGCTGCGGATAAGGCGGCTTGGGCCGAGTCAGTGCAAAGGCGGGTGCAGGGCAGATTGCGCTCCAAGCAGCCAGAAGGTGGATCAGAAATTGACGCATGAGACTCAGTTGTGGTTTGTAACAGTCTGAGTCTGGTGGCGGTTGCGGGTTAAACTACTACAGTAGTTCACTAAAGGACAGTGACTCGGTACGTGGTTATGGCAGGGGATCGCTGGGTTACAGCGGTCTATGGGCCAGGGAATGGGATTGGGCTTACGGCTGCAAAGGATGATGCGTCAAGCTGGGTCACCTATGAACGGGCTGTTGTGGCTGCACAAGCTGTGGCTGGTTGCACTAATAGCCCTGTTAGCGTCCATGGCGTGGAAGAACCCGTCTACCCCCGGTCTTGGAAAGCAGAATGAACGTCCTGAACTGGGAAGAAAACCGGGAAGTACGTTTCGGTGAAGGTATCTCGCGTACCAGTGCAGAAAAGTCTGCCCTTTTTGAGTTGCAGATCTGGCTGCCTGGACAAGGGGCAATGCGGGATTTGGTAAGGGCGGAGTCGCTCCAGCAGGCTGTGGAGTTTGCCAAGAATCGTTACCCGAATTGCCGGGTGGATACTCCGGTGCCGCCGGCTAGAAAACCTAAGCTGGCTCGGTCGCATACCAGTCCCAGTGTGGCTGCGAAGGCGCGTAAAAAACTGTCAGAAACTTGCAATGACAACTGAAATTCCACAGTGGGCTGTCGAGGCTTGGGCCGAGGTGCGCATCGACCAAGGGCGGCAAGACTATTTGGAGCGTTTGTACGTTCTAGATGGGCGCGATTCTCCTGCGCATCCCATGCACAGCCTGTACACCGGGCTGTACATGGATCACATCGCAAAGATGGAGAACGAAGGCTAGGCCGAGTCGCGGTCTAGTTTGAAACAGTCCGCCAGGTTGTTCGCCGCTTCGCGAATGGCCCAGGCGGATTTTGTGCGTTCCAGCTGGTGCAGAGTGTTGAGTAGCAGAGCAGCTTCCAGAAGGCCGCGGTAGTCGCCTTTATTGAAGCGTTCCACGAGCCAGGTGTCCGTTGCGGCTTTGTGGAAGCTGGATTCTGTGCTGTGCTCGATTGGACGCATTGACCTACCGAGTAGATTTGTGTGAGTCAGCGGGTTGGCGCCCCTGACTCTGACCACCCTGCTGTTACCAGGCTGATGTCTACAACATTAGAGCAATGGCGTCCGATTGCAGGGCTTGAAGGACGCTATGAAGTTAGCAATTTTGGACGAGTAAAAAGTCTTGCTCGCACAGAAACGCATGTGAAGCAGGGAAAACTTGTTACGTATCGCCGCAAAGAAAAAATACTTAAACCGGGTTTAGGAGGTAATGGGTACTTAACTGTATCTATTGGTGCTTTTAAGTATCAAAAGTCTACTGCTGTTCACTACTTAGTAGCCACGGCGTTTTTACCTAGATGCCCTGGCTTATATGGACTTGGTGACTGGGTAATCGATCACATCAATGAAGACAGGACCGATAACCGTGTAGAAAATTTGCGGTGGGTAACGCAACAGCAAAATAACTCTACGCCGACAGTAAGAGCTAGATGCCGTTTACAGGCTTTACAGCAACCACGCGTGGGTAGTCGCTTTACCTCAAGGGCGGATGCGCATGAACCAGCCAGTGTCGGTCCCTTCGATGAGCCAGCGGGGTAACCAGTTCTTCCTTGAATAAGCAATACCAGCGCCGCCTTTATTACTTACGTAGCCCCCGTTTACTAAATCAGCGTTCCCGTAGGGATCATTGTGTATAAAGTGTGTCGGCGTAAAGCCGACAACAACGCTCCAGTGGCCAGTACCTCCTGGATTTGACACATGCTCTTTGTGTAACCAGCCGACAGGAATTGGGTGACCGTATGTAATTTCATTTTCAAGATCTTCGACAGTACCGTCCACTTCAAACGTAGCTTTCAGTCCCAAAGACTTGAGCGCAGCGATTTGCGCTTTCGGATCTGTAGTATCTCCAAAACGAGCGCGAATTTTATTGTACGAATAGTCCCCATCTATTCTTCCGTAGTAGCGGGCCACCATGGCACAGCTGGAACTGAAGCATTGGCGGTAGCCGGTTGCTCCATCGTCAGGACCTAGTTGGTACTCGTAGGCGACCTTGAGAACTTTTTCTTTTGGTTTGACTGGCGGGTTAGTGCCAGAGTGTTGCTCCATCAGAGCAATCAGTTTGCCGGCGTAATTGGGGTCCGTAGCGTAACCTTCTTTAATCAGCCACTTGGCAGCTTCGTCGCGGGTGTTTACGTTGTTGCAGCCTTTGTAGGTTTTAAAATCTTTGTACCAGTGATCTACTAGGTAGATGACGCAGGACAGTAGATCCGGAAAGTCGATAAAACTGTCAGTGATTGAGATCCACTGATTGTTGATAAATTCTTGTGTCTTGGTATCGGTGCCGTTGCCTTTTAGGCCGAAAAAGTTGTTGCGGCCTGAGACAAGTTTGCCGTAGTTGGATTCCAGGGCCCATTGGGCGCTTACCAGTTCTGGGAATTTGGCGCCGGCTACACGGGCGGCTTCGAGGATTCCTTCCCATGTGTTGGGGAAGCTGGTTTGTTTGCCAGCTACGCTCCAGGTCTTGAACCAGCCTTGGTCGCGGCCCAAGATGTTGGGGTTGGCCTTGTTGATGGCTTGTTCCAGCTCGGTTAGGGCTGCCATCTGGTGGGGCAGGGCCTTGTAGTAGCGGAAGAGATCGCCTAGGCGGATTGCGTTAGAAGCCATCGGAATGGGGGGCGTGGATACTAATGGCGCCGCCTAGTTTGCGACTTTCTCCTGTCTGTAGGGTGTTGTCGATCGGGTGCTCCAGCACGACTGGAGGTGTGATGGTTGGAGGCTGGGTGGCGTGCCAGTCTTCGATGGCGCGATCCAGCCTCGGCCCGATCGTCAACGTTTTGGGAAGGCAAGCCTCAGAAACTGCAGGATCAGTTGCACCACGCTGTTTGCGCGGAGGCTGCTCATGCCGATGATCTCGCTAGCAGCGGCCACGGCGATGGCGATGATGGCGGCGGTTGTGGGGTCCATAGAGATTTAAGGGTCTCGGCAAAGTTTAGCTGTGCTAAAGAAGAACGCCAAGCAGCTAGTGCGTGTGCCAGCTAACTTTGTGTAAAGGCTGTCGGGTATGGACCATCGCATCGAGGATGGTGAATACTTAAATAAAAAACAAGCCAAGGCTAAATTTAGGCAGTCCATTCTTAAAGAATGGGATAACAGGTGTGCTTACTGTGCTACAAATTTAGGTAGGTCGGCAACATTAGATCACGTACATCCGAAGATTCGCGGTGGGCATACGCACCAGCAGAATCTTATTGCTTGCTGTTTTGCCTGTAATATCTCGAAATCTGCCAATGATTGGCTGGAGTGGTACAGGGATCAGGATTTTTGGGAGTCGCACCGGGAGGATGCGATTATCCGCTGGGTTACGGGAGGGCTGTGTACGTAGAGTTCCAGCCCATGCCTTCTAGGTAAACTTGGGCGATGTATGCGTCTTCTGCATAACGGCAGATGCTGTTTTTGCAGGCGCGGTAGTAGATTTCGCCGCGTTCGTTTTCCAGTTGTTCCAGGGCAAAACCGTCCGCGTATCGGGTGCTGTGGACTACGGACATGGCTTAGCGGGCTTCTAGTTTTGTTACCCGCTGTTCGACGCCGTTCAGGCGGGTAAACGTCTCGCGGCGGTCTTCTTTGATGTCTGTGTGGAGCACTTCCAGCTGAGTGGCGATGTGCTCCACGGCGGAGGTGAGGCGGATTACGGCGTCGCGGGCTTCATCGTTTCGACGGGAAAAGCCCATAGCACCCATAGCAGCCACG